TAAAACATTGCTCTGTACCCTCCAGAACATAAGCTATTAGCGCAAATAACAATTTAATGGTTTAATACGCCAAATATTAGCTAAAAAGAGTTAGAATCTTGTGCCTGAAGACAACATTAATAACCCACCAGTAAAGAGAAAGCGTGGCAGACCTCGCAAGTCAGAGATAGCTGTTCCTAAGAATAGGAAGATTGGTAGACCCAAGGGTGACCATTCGGCTATGGCTGAGATGAAGCAGCGTTTCCTGGCGAGAAGAGATACCAATGCTGTCTTGGAGTCTATCTTTCGGGCAGCTCAAGATGACGATCACAAGAATCAATCTGCTGCATGGAAATTGATTGTAGATCGCATATTACCGATTAGTTCGTTTGATAAAGATAAGCTTGGCGGTAAGCCTACGGTAAACATTACAATATCTGGCGTAACAGATACCACTATAGAACCAGATGCCATAGAGGGTGAGTTCAATGCAGATTGAAGACATGTTAATTTTGCATGAAGGAATGAAAAGAAAACCGTATAAGGATACCCAAGGGCACTTAACCATTGGTGTAGGCAGAAACCTAGATTCTATGGGGCTTTCAGACGATGAGGTTTATTACCTGCTTAGAAATGATATTAGAAGATGCGAGAATGAACTAACTGATACGTTTGATTGGTTTGCTGGATTAAATAAAATACGCAAAGAAGCCATGATCAATATATGTTTTAATGTCGGTATAACCTCTCTCAGGAGGTTTAGCAGAGCTTTGGCGGCTATGGAGGTAGGCAACTATTCCCTAGCGTCAACAGAGTTCCTAGACTCGCTCTGGGCATCTCAGGTGGGTAGAAGGGCAATTACGTTAACTAATATGATACGAACTGGAGAATACGATGCCTAATGTACGCGGAAAAAAATATCCCTACACAGCAGCAGGAATGAAAGCTGCCAAGAAAGCCAAGGCTGCGCCTAAGAAGAAAGCTACTTCTGGAAGGAAGCGATAGCATGGCTACTGGTCTGTATAAGAACATAGCCAATAAAAAACGTAGGATAGCCAGAGGTAGTGGCGAAACCATGCGTAAGGTCGGCAGTAAAGGCGCGCCTACAGCCAAAGCTTTTAGACAAGCTAAGAAGACCGCTAAGAAAAAATGAACTTAGATATAAATCTCCTTGATTGGCAGAAGGAAGTTTGGAACGATCTTACGCGCTTCAAAGTGGTTGCTGCTGGCCGTAGGACGGGCAAGTCCCGCCTTGCGGCTTATCTTTTAATAGTCAACGCGCTCAAGTCTAATTCTGGGCAAGTCTTCTATGTGGCTCCTACTCAAGGCCAGGCTAGAGATATCATGTGGAATCTCTTGCTAGACATAGGCCAGCCTGTAATTGAAAACTCACATGTTAATAATATGCAGGTGCGTTTGGTTAACGGGGCTACTATTAGCTTGAAAGGAGCAGATCGACCTGAAACAATGCGCGGCGTAAGTCTCAAGTTTCTTGTCTTGGATGAATACGCAGACATGAAGCCCGATGTATGGGAGTTAATACTAAGACCTGCGTTGACAGACTTGAAAGGCGATGCCTTATTTATCGGGACACCAATGGGTAGAAATCATTTCTATGAACTCTACAAGCAAGCCAGTTTAGGCGAAGACCCCACTTATAAAGCATGGCATTACACAAGTTACGATAATAACTTGCTCGATAAAAATGAAATAGACGCAGCTAAGAAATCCATGTCTTCGTTTGCGTTCAGGCAAGAGTTTATGGCTTCCTTTGAAGCGCGTGGCTCTGAAATGTTTAAAGAAGAATGGATTAGCTTTGATGAGAAAGAGCCAGATACGGGCGATTACTACGTTGCCATTGACCTCGCGGGTTTTGAAGAGGTGGGCAAATCTAAGTCTAAAAACAAAAAACTTGACAATACAGCAATTGCTATAGTAAAAGTAGGCGAATATGGGTGGTGGGTTAAGGATATCGTCTGCGGTAGGTGGGAATTAAACGCTACTGCTGAGAAAATATTCCAGATAGTAAGAGACTACGAACCCATCTCTGTAGGTATAGAAAAAGGCATAGCTCGGCAAGCCGTTATGTCTCCTCTCACTGATCTTATGAAGAAGTATCAGAATTTTTTTCGTGTTGAAGAATTGACTCACGGCAATAAAAAGAAAACTGATCGGGTAATGTGGGCGTTACAGGGTAGATTTGAAAATGGAATCTGTAGCCTAAACAAAGGCGAATGGAATATTCAATTTATGGATGAAATATTTCAATTCCCCGATCCATTAACTCACGATGACATGGTAGATGCTTTAGCCTATATAGATCAACTGGCTAAAGTTTCTTATACATACGATTTTGAATTAGATGATTTTGAAGTCTTAGACTCAGTAGCAGGATATTAATATGCTGGAATCAAACGAAGATCAGTTTGGCATCGAAGAAACTCTTGAGTCCTGGGTGATTTCTAAGTGTGAAGATTGGCGTGATCACTACGACACAAACTACGAAAAGAAGTTTGATGAATACTATAGATTATGGCGAGGCATCTATTCTTCAGAAGACCGTAATCGTAGCTCAGAGCGTTCTGAGATCATATCCCCAGCATTACAACAAGCTGTAGAGTCTTCGGTAGCAGAGATTGAAGAAGCCACGTTTGGTCGCGGCAGATTCTTTGACATGAAGGATGACCTGGTAGATGCTGACAAACAAGACGTAGCTTACCTTCGCGAAAAGCTATTAGAAGATTTTAAAGCAAACAAAATCAGAAAGGGTGTCGCAGAGTGTTTAATTAACGCCGCAGTCTTTGGCACAGGTATAGCAGAAATTGTTTTAGAAGAAGTAAAAGAGATGCGTCCTGCTAGCGAGCCTATTATGGACGGGCAGTTACAAGCGGTAGGTGTCAACATTTCAGACCGCACTGTATGTAAATTGCGTCCCGTCCTTCCTCAAAACTTTCTAATCGATCCTGTTGCGGTAGATGTAGATAGCGCATTAGGCGTAGCCATTGATGAATTTGTGCCTACTCATGCTGTAGAACAACTACAAGAGAAGGGTGTGTACAAAAATGTTCCGTTTAATTTTGCTTATCCTGATACTGATCTTGATCCTGACCACGAACTTACCACGCAACCTACCGATAAAGTCCGTCTAACTAAGTATTACGGACTTGTTCCGCGACACTTGTTGGAAAATGACGATGATTTTGAAGAGGTTGAACAGCTAACAGACGCTGAAGAAGAGACTGACTTCTATGTTGAGGCAATTGTTGTAATAGCTAACGGTGGTACTCTGCTAAAAGCGGAGAAGAACCCGTACATGATGCAAGATCGCCCAATTGTGGCGTTTCCTTGGGACATCGTACCTTCTAGGTTCTGGGGTCGCGGTGTATGTGAGAAAGGTTACAATTCACAAAAAGCATTAGACGCAGAGTTACGCGCACGAATTGATGCTCTGGCGTTAACAGTCCACCCTATGATGGCTATGGACGCTACTCGATTACCTCGCGGAGCAAAGCCAGAGGTCAGGCCAGGCAAGATCATTTTAACTAATGGCAACCCCTCTGAAGTTTTACAACCATTTAACTTTGGGCAAGTTTCGCAAATTACTTTTGCTCAAGCAGGTGAATTACAACGAATGGTGCAGACCGCCACAGGAGCAATAGACTCCGCAGGTATCGGTGGTTCAATTAATGGAGAATCTACAGCGGCAGGTATTTCTATGTCACTGGGCGCGATTATTAAGCGTCATAAGCGAACTCTTATTAATTTCCAAGAGTGTTTTTTAATACCATTTGTTAGCAAAGCAGCTTACAGATACATGCAGTTTGAGCCTGAGTTATACCCTGTTGCTGATTATAAATTTGAAGTCACTTCCTCTCTAGGTATTATTGCTAGGGAATACGAAGTCACGCAGCTAGTACAGCTCCTGCAAACTATGTCTCCAGAATCTCCGCTTTACCCTGCATTGATTCAATCAATCATAGATAATATGAATCTTAGTAACCGTGAGCAGTTAATACAAACATTGCAAGAAGCAGGGCAACCTTCTCCTGAAGAGCAGCAAGCACAACAAGCTATGCAGCAATCGCAAATGGAATTTCAGCAATCTCAAACAAATGCACTAAATGGACAAGGTGCTGAGTCTCAAGCTAGAGCAGCCAAGATTGTTGCAGAAACTAAAGCTATTCCGGTGGAATTAGAAACAGCTCAGATTAAAGCTATTACCTCTAATCTGTCGGCAGGAACAGAAGACGATAAAGAGTTTGAGCGCAGATTAAAAATTGCTGATGCTGCTTTAAAAGAAAAACGACTTAACCTTGATGCTGCAAAGGCAATTTCTTAATGATTAGTCAGCGAGAGCTAGAAGATGTAATCGCTCAAGTTAACGTAGTCTTGGGGCAATTAGCTGAACGTATAGAATCTTTGGAGAAACAACATACCATTCTTTTGCATGACATAAAAAACTTTGTGCAAGATAAGCCACAAGCCAAACCTAGAGGTAGGCCGAAGAAGAATGGATAAAGATACCGAACAATATTATGACAACCTTGCTAGTATATTTTTAATGCAAGGTTGGAAAGATTTAATAGAAGAGCTGAGTGCCAATGCCCTTCACATTAATTCCGTTGAGCATACGAAAGACAGAGATGATCTAAACTTTCGTAAAGGCCAGTTAAATATCTTGGCCTATATACTTAACCTAGAATCTACAATAGATCGTTTACGAGAGGATAGCAGTGATGTTAGTAATCTTTGATTTTCAATGCGCTAAAGGGCATATCCATGAGGCTATGTTGGATCGCGTTTTGTTAACTGATGATTACAAGCGTAACTGTCCTGAGTGTAACGGTTTAAGTAGTAAGATAATCTCACCTGTTAAGTCAATACTTGACCCCATTTCCGGTTCCTATCCGGGGGCTACTATGAAATGGGCTAAGGATAGACAGGCGAAGATTAAACACGAACGCAAGGTAGCCGAATCCTAGTCCTTCGGGGTAGCTAAGAATTGGTCTTGTCTCCATAGGAGTTTAATAGTGGCACAACTTATTGACGAAGTGACGAACGAGGTAGATGAAACAGCACAACCAGATGCGGTCTTGGAAGAGGTAGCCGCAGCTCCGCCAGAGGATGATATTCCTGAAAATTATCAGGGAAAAACTCCAGCTGAATTGATTAAGATGCACCAAGAGGCAGAGTCTCGCATCGGTCAACAAGGGCAAGAGGTAGGGCAATTAAGAAAAGTTGTAGATGATTTCATTCTTAATCAGACCAAAGTCAACGAACCGGAACAGGCTGAAGAGATAGATTTTTTCGCTGAACCCGATAAGGCTGTTGATAGCAAAATTGCAAACCATCCAACCATTAAACAGTTGGAGCAATTAGGCAATCAAATGAAACAAAATCAGACGCTAACTGCATTACAGCAGAAGCATCCTGATATTAAAGAAATTGCTATGGACGCCAACTTTCAGAAGTGGGTAGTGAATAGCAAGATTCGTTCAGAGTTATACGAACGAGCAAACAATGCTTATGACTATGATGCGGCAGATGAGTTGTTTTCTAATTGGAAATCTACTCAAAATGTTGCAAAACAAGCCGTAGACGTTGAGCGCAAAGAGCGTAAACAAACTTTGAATGCAGCCTCAACGGGTGGAGCAAATGGTAGTGGTGAAGCTCCAAGCAGAAAAATTTATCGCAGAAGCGACATTATTGAACTAATGCGAACCAACCCGCAACGCTATCAAGCTATGTCTGATGAGATATACAAAGCGTATCAGGAGGGTCGCGTTAAAAGCTAACCTTTGAGAGATTATTATGACTGATTCAACTTATCCCAACATGGGTGGAGCGGTAACTAACACTACCGCTGCCACTTTTATTCCAGAAATCTGGAGTGACGAAATTCGCGCTGCTTATGAGAAGAACCTCATTCTCGCGAACCTAGTAAAGAAAATGAGCATGACAGGGAAGAAGGGTGACATCATCCACATTCCTGCGCCTATTCGTGGCGATGCTCATGTGAAAGCCTCAGCAACTGCTGTGACTATTCAGAACAACACAGAAGGCGAAGTGCAGGTCGCATTAGACAAGCACTACGAATACTCACGCATCATTGAAGATATTACTGAAGTGCAGGCTTTGTCTTCACTCCGTAACTTCTACACATCAGATGCGGGTTATGCCTTGTCCCGTCAGGTTGATACAGACCTGATGGATTTAGGTAAGTCTTTTGGTTCTGGCGATGGAACTCTTTGGACTAACACTGCTGCTGCATTTTTCTGTGATGCTTCAACTGGCCTCACTGCTTATGCTGATGACACTGTTACTACTGCTGACGTTTTTACTGATGCTTGTTTCCGTGATCTGATCCAGAAGCAGGACGATGCTGACGTACCTATGGATAACCGCGCTTTTGTTATCC